AAGAACTATTTACTGCAACATCACAAACACTGTGGACGCAACAACAGCAGGATCGTTCACCTTTATCATTGAGTATGTTCAAATTGCTTAGTGTACAATAGAGAGGGGTTAGCCCCTCTCTTTTTAAAAGGAGAATAATATGGCTGGTTCAGATGTAAAGGCTTTTACAAGAACTGCAACAGGTGCGTTTTTCGCTGGTCCTTCTAGGATTAGAGGTGTGTATATAAAAACAAATGCTTCTGGAAGTCCCGCTTTTATAATTAAAGATGGTGCTTCTGGTGATACGGTTTTGAGCATAGTGTCAACTACAGATCAAACAGACTCAATATACGTTCCGGATGAAGGTATTAGATGTTCATCTAGCCCCACCTTGACCACCCTAACGGCTATTGATTCTATTACGGTATTTTTGTCATAATGCCCAGTGCAAAAGATGTAAAAAGAACCCCTTCTGGTAAAATATCATACCGAGGGGAGACTTTTCCTGGATTCAACAAACCGAAGCGCACTCCTGGAGCTAAGAAAAAATCAGCGGTGTTAGCTAAAAAAGGTGACCAAATAAAACTTGTAAGGTTTGGTGACCCCAATATGAGTATTAAAAAAGATATTCCTGCGAGACGTAAATCTTTTAGGGCTCGTCATAATTGTGCTAGTGCTAAAGATAAATTTAGTGCGCGGTATTGGTCATGTAAGGCGTGGTAACATGAAAGCAGATGATGTTTTAAAGTTGTTAGAAAAACATGAGGCAGATTGCAGTCAGCGTTATGCTGAAATACAAAAACAACTTGATAAATTAGATATGAGATTGTGGGGTATAGCGGTGTTGATTATAGCAGCGGCGGCTGTACCGAGGCTAATGTAATGGCTATGACAAGAGGTAATATGGCAAAGCAGATTAAGACTGCTCCCTCTAGTCGCAAGAAAAAATCAAAACGCAAAATCCCTGCTAAATATCTTGCAGGGTTAAGTCCTGAAGATAAGAAAAAACGTCGTAAAGAAATACAACGTAATTCAAAAAAATCAGCAAAGGATCCTTCCGCTTATGTTTTCCCAAGTGATACTAATAAGTCAGGAGCTAGAAGGAAAACGAAAGAATCCGTGCATACGAAAAAGTTCCGTAAAATGTTTGGGGGTAAAAAGACATAGTCATGGTAAAAAAATTATCTGCAAAGCAAAAAAAGTTAGCGGCTTTTGCACCGCCTCGTGGCAAGATAACTCGTGCAGACATAATTACTGCTGCTAAAACGAAAGGAAAAGCTAATGGCACTAAACGCAGGAACAAAAAAGTCACTAGCAAAAAAGGCTGAAGCGGCTCGCAAAAAAGGTAAAAAGGTTACAGCTGGACAACTCGGCAGAGTATATAATAAAGGGTTAGCGGCGTATAGAACAGGACATCGTCCTGGGACAACCCCCAGTCAATGGGCAATGGCTAGGGTGAACAGTGTTTTAACAGGTGGCAAAGCTGCCAAAGTAGATGCACATATTTTTGGTAAAGGTAAAAAGCCTAAAAAGGAAGAGGGTAAAAAGAAAAAATGAACTATTTAACAAGTAACGTCCCTTACTTTAAGTGTTGGGTAAGGCGGGAGTATACTTGCAACCACGAAAATTTCCATGGAGAATTTCTTCATGCAATGGTAATAGCTGTTACAACTATGCCAAACAGATGTTTAAGTTTTCAAGTTATATTCACAGGTTGTGAGAGTGATGAAGAAGGTGAAGAAAATGTTCATGGTGGTGCTATGTGGGCAAGGATGCCGATAACAGCTTTGGTTGGTGATACTCAATTTGAGAGTTGGCCTCAGCCTATGGATGTATATCAAGCACAACCTTGGGATTGTATGTCACATACTCATGCCGTATATAGTTTGAACAGAGCAAAACCTTGTCCTTGGATTGCAAAAATCGATGGTGAGTTTTACCCTGCAAAATACTATTTTACTGTTGATTATACAGATAGTGAAGTGGCAGATGATCCAGCTCAACACAAACAAAGCCATGTGTTAGAGTTATTAGATGCTGGTGAGTGGACAGGTAATATTGTGGCTTTGCCTAATAATCGTGTGAGAGTAACACACCCAGCATGGTATGTTACAGGGGAAGGAGCTCCTCAATTTAAACCCTCACAACACATTCACTATTCAAAGTCTGATTTAGACTATACAATGGATGTCAATCAGATCTTTGATAATCTCTACGCAGAAGAGGAAAATGATGATGGCGAAGATGAAAAAGAAGATGTACGCTAAAGGCGGTGCCGTTAATAAGATGATGAAAATGTCTAAAGGCGGTGCTGTTAATAAGATGAAAAAAATGGCTAAAGGCGGTGCTGTCAATAAAGTTATGAAAATGGCTAAAGGTGGTGCTATCAATAAAAAGAAAAAAATGGGCAACCCTAAAGTCATTAAAGGTCCGTATAGTTAATGGCTACCTCTGGGTCAACTAACTTTGAGCTTGATGTAAATGATTACATCGAAGAAGCTTTTGAGCGTTGCGGCTTAGAGGTTCGTACAGGTTATGATGTAAAAACAGCTAATCGTTCTTTAAACTTGATGTTTGCTGATTGGGCAAACAGGGGTTTAAACAGGTGGACGATAGAACAAAGCACCCTTTCGTTAACTTCGGGTACGGCTGTTTATACATTACCTACTGATACTATTGATATTTTGAGTGCTGTTATAAGAACAGGTACAGGAACTTCTCAATCAGATACTCAAATAACTCGAGTAAGCAGAGATACTTATATAAATATCCCTAGTAAAAATACACAAGCCCAGCCGAGTCAATGGTATGTAGATAGGCAAATAATCCCTCAGATTAAAATATGGCCTACTCCCGATACAACCTATACTTTAGTCTATGATAGATTAACCCGCATTGAAGATGCAGATTCTTCTATTAATACTTTAGATGTACCGTTTAGATTTTATCCTTGTTTAGCAGCAGGATTAGCATATTACTTAGCTATGAAAAAAGCTCCAGACCGTATACAAATCCTTAAAGCTGTTTACGAAGAAGAGTTTAATCGTGCTGCCTATGAAGATGTGGACAGAGCTAACCTTAGCTTAGTTCCGCGTAGAGATTATTATGGGTTTAGCTAATGGCTTATGCTTTAGGAAAATACTCACAGGCAATATGTGATAGGTGTGGCTTTCAATACCCTTATCTTGATTTGAGGCAAGAATGGAATAATTTTAAAGTTTGCCCAGAGTGCTATGAATCTAAAGCTAGACAGTTAGAGCCTACCCAGACAGGTTCGGATCCAGAAGCGTTGTTTCAACCTAGGCCGGATGTGAAAGAGGACAACAACAGGTTTATAGTTTACACTAATGTTGGTTTAGGAATCATAGGTGAAGAGTTAACCACTTTTGAAGCAACAGGAAGTGTGGGAACAGTGACGGTAGCTATATCATGAGTTATACATATACACAGTTAAAATCTTCTATTCAAGAGTATACCGACAATAATGAAACAAGTTTTGTTTCTAATTTAAATAGGTTTATTGAAGCAGCAGAACAACGTATTTTTTCAACGGTGGATTTAGAATATTTCCGTAAAAATGCTTCTGGAGCAATGACTTCGGGTAATCAATTTTTAGCAATGCCCACAGATTATTTAGCTTCTTTTAGTGTTTCTATTGAAAACTCTGGCTCTAAAGTATTTCTTTTACAAAAAGATGTTAATTTTCTTCAAGAATCTTACCCCGATAGTACCGTGACAGGTATACCTAAATATTACGCAGCATACGATGTAACCAACTTTATAATTGCTCCGACACCAAATGCTAATTTTTCTACAGAGCTTCATTATTATTATCGTCCTACCAGTTTAACAGATAGTAAAGTTACCATTACAATTAGCAGAGTTGCCCAGCCAACCAATTTCCAGCTTAACCAGACCATTACAGGTGGAACTAGTGGAGCGAGTACTACTATTAGCACCCTTACTTCAAACACAGAGTTTGTTGTTACCGTTCCTACTGGAACTTTTGTTGTTGGAGAACTTATAACAGGTGATTCCACTGGTACGCCTCCGACAGGAACTATTGTTTCGATTTCCCCTGACACAACATTGACATGGGTTAGTGAAAATGCTCCTAACGCTCTTCTATATGGTAGTTTATTTGAAGCCTATACTTATATGAAAGGCGAAAGGGATATGTTGGATTTGTATAATGGCAGATTTTCAGAAGCCCTTGGTAGAATAAAAGATTTAGGGGAAGCTCGCGAAAATACAGATGCATACAGAGCAGGGCTACCAAGTCGGGCAAGAACATGAAAATAGCTATAGTGGGTCTCGGCGGTAGCTTTTCCGATTATGTTTCTGCACGAATAGCTTCACAAGAATTTGATGAAATATGGGGTATAAATTGTATAGGTGGGATTATACACGTTGATAAGACGTTTATGATGGATCCAGTAAGTCGTTTCTTAGATACTGAAAATGCGGGAACCCAAACAGGGATAGCTCGTAAATTTTTAAAAGAAAACAAAAACCCTATAATAACTTGTCAGTTAGATAAGCGGGTTAAAAAACTAGAATTATTTCCTCTTAAAGAAGTCGCTACCGAGCTTGGGTATTGTTATTTTAATAATACTGTCGCGTATGCCGTAGCATATGCTATTTGGAGCAAAGCCACTCAAATTTGTTTATACGGAATAGATTATACTTACAAAAATGTTAATATGGCAGAATCAGGTAGGGCTTGTGTAGAGTTCTGGTGTGCGATAGCTGCAACTAGAGGTATTAAATTAGAAGTAGCTCATGGTTCTAGCTTGCTAGATACAAATGTGCCTGAAAATGAAAAACTCTATGGCTACCACAGATTAGATGATCCTTTAGTGCAAACTGTAAAAGATGGAGGGCTTGTTATAACAAGACAGTCTGAGGTAGAACCTCCTGAACCAGTGGAAAGTGACCCTGTTATATTTGGAAGGCATGATAATGTTTGATTTAAATGTAGGGAGTGTGGGGGCTGTAAATATAGTGACCTCCGAAAATGGTGGGTTGTCTAACGATCAAATAGCAGAGATGTTGGCTACTAAACTTATTTATATTTCTGAGGATGCTCCAGAACCTATCCGTTTACAAGCTGAGGCTTTTAGGGATAGAGTAAGGAATCTAGCGCAATACTATATAGAGTTGGCTAGGAAGGAAGAACGTGCTAGTATTTGCTCCAAGGTCCGTGAAGCTGGACAAATGGAACTAGCAAACGCTATTGGGAGACTGTAATGGCAATCGCACAAGCAATGTGTACAGCATTTAAACAAGAGTTGATGCTAGGGACACACAATTTCGCAACAAATGGTAACGCTTTTAAGTTGGCTCTGTATGCAGAGGGCAGTGGTGGTAAGTCTAGCACTACAGCAACTCTTGGTGCGGCTACCACTGCTTTTGTAACAACAGGAGAAGTTGCGTCAAGTGGTACATATGCTACAGGGGGTGGCGCACTTACAAAAGTTGCTCCTTCCACTTCTGGGACAACAGCTTTAACTGATTTTGCGGATATTAGTTTTACAACAGCTACAATAACTGCAATGGGTGCATTGATTTATAATGACACTAATAGCAATAAAGCGGTAGCTGTGTTGGATTTTACTTCTAATAAAACATCTACTTCAGGAACTTTTACAATTCAGTTCCCCACAGCGGATGCGAGTAATGCTATAATTAGGATTGCATAACGGAGTTTAGCCGTGTCGATTGTTGCAGGTTGGGGGCGAGGCACTTGGGGTTCTGGAGCTTGGAACCAAGCTGGTGTAGTAGAAGTCACTGGTGTAGTTGGTACAGGCTCGGTTGGTAATCTAACCGTTGAAGCTTCGGCTGTTTTTGCAGTTACTGGTGTAGCTGGCACAACCGCCGTTGGTGATGAACAAACAAACTGTGCTGCAAATGTTGCTGGTGTTGGCGCGGTAGCTACAACAAGTCTTGGTGATGAAGCCGTCACTGCTGGAGCAGGAGTTGCAGTAACAGGGGTAGTCGGCACAAGCGCATTAGGAAGTGAAAGTGTAACGGCTGGAGCAACTTTTGCTATAACTGGTGTAACTGGAACTAGCACAGTAGGGACGGTAAGTGTAGCAGAGGGAGTAGGAGTATTCCCAACAGGGGTAGTAGGAACAGGAGCGGTAGGAGAAGAAGTTCTTTACAGGGAAATTATTCCATCACAGACACCAAATTTTACAGATGTAACAGTTTCACAAACACCAAATTTCACAGATGTAACAGTTTCACAAACACCCAACTGGACCGATATAGCAGCGTAAGGACAAAAAAATGGCAAGCACCTATGTAAATGATCTACGACTTAATGAGCTAGCTACTGGTGATGGCTCCGGTACTTGGGGAACAACAACTAATACAAATCTTGAGCTTATAGCTGAAGGTCTTAGTTTTGGCACAGAAGCTATAACAACTAACGCTGATACACATACATCAACGGTTGCTGATGGATCTACAGACCCAGCTAGATCAATGTTTATAAAATATACAGGCACTTTGGATTCGGCTTGTACAATTACTATTGCTCCAAATACCATAAGTAGAGTTCATTTTATTGAAAACGGTACATCAGGCTCACAAAATATAATAATAAAACAAGGTTCTGGGGCGACAGTAACTATAGCTCCCGGAGATGTTAAAGTTTTTTACCTTGATGGCGCGGGATCTGGCGCGGCAGTAGTGGATGCTTTTGCTTCATTATCGGTTGTTGATCTTAAAGTTCAAGATGATCTTCTTCTTAACTCTGACAGTGCAGTATTAAGCATTGGTGCAGATGCTGATTTAAAAATTACGCATGATC